GAGGGATAGATAAAGCCCTGGATAAGGGTAAAAATATAAAGATATCCAAGGAGGAACTGTACTCCGCTCTGTTATCAGAGAGAGCAGGAGACAAATACTCTGAGTTTATCAAGGATCTGGTGGCTACCTTGAAGAAGAACAGGAGAGAAGAGTAATGCCTCTACCCAGTGGTACATTGACCTGGGATGAATGGGTATCCAAAGGATTCCCCAGGAAGATATGTGATCATATCTGGGAAACCTTGGATGATGGAACCATCCTTTGCTTCGAGTGTGATCAGATAAAGAAACCTACTTCTCAGTAGTTTTAAGGATTGCCCTGCATATTGCTTCCGCTGGGGTTTCCCCGTCTGCTTCCCTGGTCTTTCCATCTTCAGACTCAAAGCTAAACTGGAATCTTCCATCGTTCCATTGAGCAAGGGATCCTTTCCATCCTTTCAAGGCTATAGCAGCTTGTAAGGCACAAGTAGTATTGGTACTAAACTTGGCATCCTTCAGCTTGGCTATCTTGGCTACCTTCTTATCCATAGCCTTTCCTGGCTTTAGTTCTCTAGGCATTTAATCTCTCCTTTTTTCCTTATTCTTCTGGTCCCTCATATGGTCAGACCATTCCTCCTGAGCCTTAGCCCAGTATACATTCCACATCTTTTTCCTTTCCGGATCACCCTTTATTTCATCGGGCATCTTGGGTGGAGCGGGATAACGATTACTCAAATCCCATTCTTTATCCGGACCTGCCTTGCCCTCTCTCCTGTTGTCCATTTATTACTACTCCGTTGATCTTAGCTCAACTCATCGAACCCTCCATGAGTATCTCAATTTCCTGAGAACCAAGTCCCTGGTATATTTCCCAAGGGCTTGTAACACAGCTATCAAGTCTTTGTATTCCTGACCAGTCAGGGTTCCCTTGGCTCTGTTACAAGGGAAACAGATGAAATCATAGTTATCAAAGCTATCTGGACCCTCTCTTTGTAATGGAATGTTATGGTCTAAAGAAGCATTCTTGGGGGTAAGATCTTCCAGGCAATAGATACAAGATTCAGGCATCTTTATATCCGAAGGGATCTTGATCTCTCCACCTCGCTTACGAATACCAGAGTTCCAGTTGGTAATCTTTCTGCCCCAGGTCATGGGTACTTTCTTGCGACGTTTCCTTACCTTCCGCTTTGTCTTCTTCTTTGTCTTTTCGCTACCTGTTTCCATCTGTTAGCCCTAGCATTCATACGAGTAATATTCATTCTAAGATCCTGAGCGAATGTCTTAATACTCCTGACTGTTTCCTCCACGTTACTCCGATCTCTATGAAAGTCTGTGCTTGCATAGCAACAAGCCCATGATTCCAATAAAGCTATGACTTGCATATCATCCATCTTCTCTCTGCTCATTTCCCTACCCCTCTCTTATTCGTCTTATCGCTATCCTTCTTATGCTCGATCATATACTCAGGAAAGAAGTTTACTCCTTCATGAATCCTGATCTGTTCCACATGGAAATACCCTCCGGTCTTTGCATAGTAGACCATACTAATCCCATGTTGCCAGTTGTTATACTTGTTAAACTCTACATCCAGTCTTTGAAGACATCCATTTCCCCATGCTCCCTGCTGTATACCCCTTAAAGTCCTTGAAGAATGGTTACTAATCCTATGGAAATGTCCAAAGATGATATTATCTTTGCATTTGTCATAGATGGATCGAGCGGGATTAGCCATACCCCATCCTCCAGGCCAGTTATCACCGTGTGAATAGTTCAGCTTTCCTATTCGCATGACTGTGTTATGGGGATGAACTTTTATATCCAGCTTGTCACATTTAAGGAGTGTTCTAAGATCGAAGAAGCCACTAAGTTCTGGAGCTTTCTCCATGATAAACTTATCTAGCCTGTCTTCATGATTCCCCAGGAGGAAATCAAATCTTGCGTTAGGCAGGATATCTCTCATCTCTGTAAGCTTTTCCCCGGCATACTTTAGATCAGTCAAGGTCTTCTCTTGTATGATCTTTCTCTTTGGGTATCTGGAGATATCATCCAGATCAACTATGTCTCCTCCTAGTACTACCCTTGAGGGTTTGATTACCTTTAAGATTGACAACGCTTTCTTATAAGAAACTGGATCTTCTGAAGGAAAGTGTATGTCAGATATGTAAGCAACTATATCATCCTTTCCAACTTTTACCCTTGAATATCCCATCTCTCTCTCTCCTACTACATAAGCGAGAGGAGCCCCTCCCCCCGGAGAGACACTCCGGGAGGTTCATCCGTCCACATTCTAAACAGTAAACTGGGGCTCCAATATTCATTCGCTTTCTTTCTTTGAGATATTCAAACTTGTTTTTTTAAGTTGTCCTCTATACAGCAGCTCGAATATCCCCTGAAAAAACATCTCTTTCAGGATCCCCTGGGAGAGGGAAAGTATCTTGTCCATGTCCCCCTTCGGAAGATCCACTGAAATCGTTACTTGGTACTCTTCCATTGTCTGGTTCCTCATCTATCATAGGTTCACGATCTGTCCAATCAGTTATCTTTAGAGTATCTGAATTGATCTTTAATGAGGCAATAACTTGGGCTGGTCCCATCTTGTTCTTGGCTACCTCTATCTCATATAGTAGAGGATCCTTCTTCTCGCTTCCGGAATCTCTTGCTGGCCAATAGAGCAGCATAACTACATCGGAGAAGTTCTCGATATCACCGGACTCTTTCAGATCCTCAATAGCTGGTCTTCTACTCTCTTGTCCATAGTTCTTTCGAGATACCTGGGAAAGTAGAATACCTACGGCATCGCAATCGATAGCGATATCGTTGAAATCAGATGCTGCTTTCCCTACTTCTGCTGCTTTAGACATCTTTCCTTGTCCACAATATCTAGTAGCATACTTCTGTAAGTAATCCAAGACTACAATATCAGGCTTGAACTTCTCAGCTAGTCCCTTCAGGGCTGGTAGCGGGGTGGCTCCTACCACTAAGAGTCTCTCCTCCCATTTACGGAGATCATTGAGTGACTCTTTAGCCAGATCGAAATTGGACTCCGATACTTGGTCAGGTTTAAGGAACCACCCCAAAGGGTGGCTGCTATCTATAGCCGCAAGTCTCATCGGTACTTGATCCGGATTCTCCAGTACAGAAATGAGTACTCGCTTTCCATCGTTAAGAGCTTTCACCACAATATTACTCATGACTGTGGTTTTCCCTTGTGATGTTTTACCGCCGATAGTATAGGTAGTCTTCCTACGAAGGCCGCCTATAGCTTTATCGATCTCTTCCCAACCAAGTGCCATCTCTTGTCCAGCATCCCGGTTGGATTGTAGCATTCCAATCCCTTCGTCGATGACTTCTCCCAGTCCTTTCTCACCTTGATCAGGGGTAACCCGTTTGATTGAATCAGCTAGACTGTAGATCTCTGATTCTTCTACGTTCTCTTCTAGCTGGTCCAGGATCTTAGAGGCAGCCTCAGCCTGTATTCTTTGACCGTGCTTCCTTGAGATAACTTTCATATAAGCTTCCCAAGAGGCTACGTTAGGTACGGTTCCTACTGTAGAAGCAAGGAACTCGACTCCTCCTATCGTCTCAATGTCTGTACCCAAAGAGTCCTTGATCATTACCAGATCCACCAGGCTATCCCTGTTCCATATCTTTACAATATGTTCAAAGATCATCTTGGTAGATTCCATAAAGAAGGATTCATTGGTTAGTTCACAAAGAACATTTGGAATGATCATATTCTTCATGACCATACATCCGATCAGGCCAATCTCCGATTCACGAGAATGAAGACTTTGTGACGGGTGCTTAGGAACACTGATAGTACTGCCTTTAGATCTGTTTCCATTCTTACGGGGCATCCCTTTTCTCCTTATTAGCTGGTGATTCCTTTTAGTTCTTTTCTATCAGCAGGGTTGAAGAACATGATGTCTTCATCTGCTGTCCATTCCATACCCATCTTTCCATCGACTACCTGCTGTAACATATCGATAAGATGGTCGGCATTCTCATGGGACAAGGTTCCATACCGTTTCTTGATAAAGTCTTTCCAGCCCTTATCATTGGTATCAATCCCCAGAGTATCTGCCTTACCTCTGATGGTCCCTTCCTGTGCGGAGCTTGCCTTCTTCACATTATCAGGAAGGTTTTTCGGAGGGTTTACAATGGTCTTCGCTCCTTCATAGAGAGCGGCTCCTGCTTTGATCGCATCCTTGACAGGATCTTTAGCCCCGCCTTTTAGATACTGCTCATGCAGATCCTTGAGATAAGAGAATGCCATCATAGTATCACGGGAATTGTCTCCACCAGTACGGGTAGAACTAGACCCGCTGGATTTCTTTGTCCCTTTACCACTAGGGGCTCCTCCCTTGGCTACATCCTTGATCACCAGCCAGGGCTTATCTTCCTTTCCTATATCATCATAAGTCAGAGAGATTTCATCCCCGACATCATAGTTTTCTACCTTCTGAACACCCCATTTGAATGCCCAGATAGGGTAGTCTACTTCATTAAACCGTAGCTGAACGGAAGGATCTCCTTTCTTGGTTGTTCCTTCTTTCTTTACTACAATCGTAGCGGTAAGACTTTCAGTCATGACCTTTCCTCCAATAGAGTTTCGATTTCTTCGGGAATATCAAACACTTCAGGTTCTACTTTGTAAATGACCACTTTCTTATCTAACTTTCTCGGGCTTCTATCCTTCCAACACTTCAGAATGTAATCACAGTAGTTACAATCGAAGGGAAGATATCCACGTTCACTTGGTCCGTGTTCCCGATCAAGCTCGGTGCTTTCTCCACGAATAAACTTCGTTATTCTTCCCAGTCTTTCAAAGATCTGTTCCATCATCTCTTTGTCAAACTTGTAAGGAATGAATTCAAAGTTACCCGTTGCCTTGTCCTTGACCATGAACAGGGTATCGGTGATCCCCAGAGCAGCCATGTATGCGTTCGCTTGTGCCTTGTAATCCTTTGGTATATCTCCCCTGCTAAACTTAGGATAGGTAGACGGACCAGCGGTCTTTACTTCCAGCACACAGTCTCTGGGCCAATCACGATGATCTGCACAGTCACATATTCTTGTTATTCTTCCATCAATATGCCCCCTTACTTTGATACCTAGTACATTAAGAAAAACAGTCTCTTCCTGGTCTACAAGACGGAAATGTTCCCTGGTTTGTAATGCGGATCGAAGGTATTTCCGGAGTTGGTCATGAGCATGGTCACCATCTTCAAGCGTGATCTTTTGTCTCCAACCCCAGGAGTGTTTCTTGGCTCCAAGGATCTTATACATCGCTTGCCTCTGGCATTTCCCTGCACCGGACAGGGTAATAGGCTCTCTCTTTTTAATCGGTTTTCTTGCCAGTAACTTGTTTACTTTCGCAAGGAACTTCTTCTTTAGGAGATCGCCAAGCTCTTGTAACTCACTCATCTTCCTTCTTTCTCTTGTCCATCTTATCCAGGTGTTCAAAGATAGCTTCGGTACACATACCATCAAAGGTATCCGTTCCAGATACCCGGAAAGCTTGTGCCCACAATTGCCCCAGCATCTTGCGGCTACCTTCTTCTTGGTAATAAAGCCCTAGCTTCTCCATGTCATCCAGCCTATCCAACTCACAGGTTGGGCAGACTCCGGGTAATCGTAACCCGGAAGGAAGGTTTACATCCTCAGTAGAACAGGGAAGACACATCAACGATTCGCACTCATCTACATAATAGATACAAGGAACCGCAACCTTTCCGATATTCCTAGGCACTAGAGAGTCGTCGTCTGCCAGATCCTTGTAATCATAGATGACTTTAGAACAGGAGATACACTTCTTCTGGTTCCCCATCTTCGTCCCTCTCTTCTTAGAACCCCAAAGAATACGAGACGATTTTACCATATAACTAGATTACTTTCCTTGGCCGATTCTGTACTCACAAGCGAGGATCATAGTATCCAGTTTATTACGCTCTTCCTTCAGATCAGCTTTCAGTTTCCGGAGTAAATCCTGGGCTGAATTGCTTTTCTTTTTGTTATGAGCCTTAGCCTGATGGATACCTCTTGCCTGGTTAGACTTGAATCCCTTGTCACAGATCGGACACAAAACACTCTTGTTCTCCTGGGTCTGGGTTTCCGTTGCGTTAGTCATAACGCTCCTTTCATAAAAAGAGAATTGGTTACCATGTAGGTGCAATAGGTGATATCTTTATTACTGAGTTACGATTACAAAAAGGAAGTATCTCTTTTCTATGTGATTCACACAAGTAATAAACATACGGCCCTTCCATATGATCCTCTTCTACATAAAAGGCTGGCTCTGCACAGCATTGTAGAATAACTATGTCTCCACTACCTTGAGGCATCTCTACTTTAGTTTCTACTGTACAGGTTCCCCTGGTTACCAAGGCTCTGAGTCAAGAGTAAACGAATCACCGAAATCACTTCTTTCTAACAGTGTTCTATAGAGCATAAGCTCTTTGATTCTTTTATCTCTCATGCGATCCTGATTCTGATAGTGTCTATCCGCTGCGGATTCAACCGCAATGGATATAGTCAGGATCAGGCCAACAAGTAAAAACAATAACCCGGCATTACGTACCGCCTCTTTCCTTCTCATCCCTCTCTCTCCTTACTACTAATTTCTTTTGTAGATTCTCTCTGTTAATATTATCAAAGTGATAGCCACATAGAGGTTTCCCCAGGTAGATCATATCTCTTTCTCTCTTGCATTCAGGATAAGCGCATCTCATGACACTCCCCATTGATTAGCCATTGCCCTTGCTATCCCACTGAAGGTAAGGCTTCTCTTCTTCCATCTGTCCGGGGAGGGTGCCATCTTCCAGACCCGTCCTTCTCTTCCGGAGACAATCTTACTTGGTTTTAGCAGGGGTAGACCCTTTAACCAGAGACAGGTTGATTTAGTTTCTCCATGCCCATGTTCCCAAGGCTGGATAATCTGATCTGGCTTACGAATTCGACTTGAGATTACAGATATCGGATTCTCAAGTGCAATCTTGGGGATCGGTGCTTCAAGAAGCAGACGTACAAAGTCCAGAGCTTCCCGTTGCTCCTCTTTCTTATCCTTGAACCATCTCGCTCCGCTTACAGCCAAGTGGGTACAAGGTGGATGAGCAATCATAAGATCCCATCCATCTTCAATAACTTCTCTTATGTCTCCCTGATAATGAGGTCCGGGTGAATCAGAAGGAAGTAGATCACAGGACATGGATTCATGTCCCTTTTTAATGAACGCATCCCTTACTGTTCCAGAGAATTCACAAGCTATCAGTATTTTCATATGTATATATACAAGTGGGAGACTTAAAAGTTTCAAGTAAATATCAAATGGGTTAAATGGGTTTCTATATGGGTCTATTTCTTTCTCCATTTACATTCGGTAAATAGGAAACGGGATAGCGAGTTGGCAAACTTTCTAACTGTAGTCTCTGATTCGTTCCAAAAGAAAGCATGAGCAAACTCATGTATTGCTGTATTGAGTTCCCCCCTGGTACTGAGTCGGGGGCTGATCTGTATGATGGGCCTTTCACATTTGGGTGAACTGCACCATCCATCAACATGGAGTCGTTTATCGGGTTGACGGAAGAGAACATGGTACTCTACTCCTTGTCCGTTCTTGAACCGGAACTCTCTCTTATTCCCTCTCTCAGCCATTTTCTCAGCACCTTATGTATACCGAATCCTTTTCCCTTGAAAAGTCCGGTTACATACCCTCTCAGGGCCTTACAGATACATCTGTACTCAGACAGACTATCCCTTTCCAGGATATTGTTGGGATCTCTTGTACTCTGAACACTACCATCATTGTATAGTATATATATATATAATAAACCTCTCTTAAAGAGATTACTTATATATTTATAATATTTATCTATATAGAGAGAAGATAATATATAAAACAATAGAATTCTTTCTAACACTTTACTACTTAATAACGAATTACTTACTGTATAATCCATGTATAGATCCTTGATGTCAAGTAGAAAGAGTTACCCATATTTAGTATGATATTCGTTAGACACTCTCCTTATCATGGTC